ACAACCATTTGACGCTGCCCTTCTTGAGTTGCCCAATTTTCAGAACTTTGGAGGGATTCGCTTTGGGCGGGCCAGCCGCAGCCTTTTTGTAGTCTGCCAAAAATTCAGGTGAGCCACTCGGGCCGCGTAGCCGCACTTTAGGCTGCCCCGGGCGGCGGTAATACAGTCGCACATTGCCGTGCCTGTCAGTGTCTTCCACTACATATTTTAGGCGCATCTTCATTGTCGATCAGTCCCACGGATTCGCGTCAGCTTGGTCTGGCGCGTCCAATTGGTCAAATGCGCGGTCGATTGCCACTCTGTCCCAGACAGTACGGCCATCAATGCGCTTTGGTTTTGGCATACGCCCGTCTTGCACCAGACCGTCGAATTTCGTGGTGCCAATCCCGATGTATTCCGCCGCCTCAGAACGGCTCAGCCCACGCCGACAAGGCGGTGGGCAAAATTCATGCTGAGGCGGGCGGAGGTGGTTCACGGGTCTTATACCGACAGGCGAACGCGGACAGTGGCAGACGGGTTGCCCGCCGCTTTGACCGCGTGGCCGATCAGCGTGTTGTCTGTGGCGGTTACGGTCACTTCGCCTTGGGTGTCATCCCAATAAACCGCCGCGCCGACGGTCATGGCATCGGTCGAGGTCTTGGGGAGGTCATAGACACCCACGGTGGAGATCGTCACGTCGGCACCGATAGCCGCGCTGCCATTGGCCACGCCAAACAGGTCACCGACCAGGATTCCGTCACCAGAGGATACGGCGGCGGGTGCGGCTACGGTGATCGCCTCGCCCTTTTGCACAAAGTTTTTCATTTCACGTCCCTTTCGAGGTTTTGAAAGTGATGACCGCCGGGCGGGATTGCCCGGCGATCTGCCGTTCGAGATCGACGATATAGGCTGCCAGCCGTGGCGCAGAGGCGCGAGTGTATTCGATCCGCTCGCCGTTCTGATCGACGTAGACCAAGGCGGCCTCGCCGATCAGAAGTCGGTGATAGGCTGCCCGCGCCTCTGCAAGCTGTTCAACCGTGGTGGCCATTATGACGCGCCGTTGTTCAGATACGCGCCGCGCCAGTCGAGCCAACCCGCGCCAAAATCCAGGAACGCGCGGAACTTGAGTCCCAGCGTGTCCCAGGCTTCCGTGCGCTGAATCTGCACACCTTGAGCGGAGGACAGATAGGCGAACTGCATGGCTGCCAGGCGCGCCGGGTCGGCGAAAATGAACCAACGATCATCGGCGATCCGGGGTTCGACCAGGAGCGTCAGCTTGGAAGCGAACGGATTCACATCTCCGATGGTTGCGGCATAGATCGACGCCAGGAGCGCCTCAGCCTGGGTTTCGAGTTCCGGTCCAACCAGAAGATACTTGGGCATGACGTTGATAAGCGACTTGCCGTCCAAGCCCGTGAAGCCCCGCATAGCCTTCCGGGCCGCGTCCAGGGTCGTGATCGAAGGATCAGCCCCGGCCCCGGCGAGGTTGCCACGTGAGGCGTCGAAAACAGCGGTTCCGTCCGAAAGGTTCGGATTCGAGGTCAGCAGATCGACCAGAATATCGGCCTCAGTCTGCGCGGCGGCCTCGCCAAAGGCGGCGGTCGTATCGCCCAGGAGGTTAAGGTCGTCGTCGATCAGGAGTTGCCGGGAAACGGTCAGGCCACGCGCGTAGGTCTTGAGGCTCATGGTCTCGCCATTCTCAGCGCGGGAGGTGTGGGTGATCTCGCCGTGTTCGTCGATTTCTTCAAGGCGGCCCATTTCACCCAAGCGGATCGACGTGGATGTTTTGAAGTTGGAAAGAGTCCGTTGGCGGCAAAGCGATTTCAGCGGCGAGGATGCTGCCTGATAGGATTGCAAAGCGACCTTGCCCATAGCGTTACTGACCACCAGGGGGAAGTCCGACGTACCATGTGCGGCCCGTTGGAACGTCTCATCGGCGCTAATGCCACGGTGCGAGATACCGGCGCGCGAAAGGGCGGAGCGGGCCATGTCCAGCATGGAGTCGCCAAGATACTGGCGCGAGTCATCGGGGCATTCCCCCCCGGCCATGCGCGTTGCCACGGCGTCAGACTGACGACGCACGATCACCTGAGGGTCATCGTTAGCAGGTGCCGTAGTGCGGATCACCGGGGCGGTGCGGGTTTGCATGTGATCGAACACGGCGGCTTTGGCGGTGTCCACCGTTGCCTCCTGGTCGATCAGATCGTCGGCGATTTCAGCACCAAGCCCGGCGGAGCGGACAAAGGTGCGGATTTCCACGCGGCGGGTGCGCTCGGCATCCTCCGGCGCAAGGGTCGTGGTGTCGGTCATCTTTTCACCTTTCAATGCAGCCCGGTTGTGAAGGATACCGCTCGACCGGGCTGGTTCGTCGAGGGCTATTTCGGTGCGGACCCGGCTATTGGGGTCCGCAGGATTCGGGGTGAGGCTGATTTCTTTCAGCGTCCACTTGTTGGGCGATTTGACGCGGAGCGCGCCGTCTCGAGTCTCCTGCCAGCCGGTCACGGTGTAACCGACCGAAACGCCGGTCACGGTGCCCTCGGCAACGCGCTGCACCACGGGGGTTGCATCGTCGGCGGAGGACAGGCGGAGCGTGGCGACCAGGCGGTCATTTTCCACGCGCAGGCTTTGCACGATCCCGACCACGTCGCGGGTCGAGCCTCCCCGGTGTGAGTCATAGACGGGCAAATCGACCGCGCGTTTGATATCGAGCGTGTCCATGGTCAGCCGTTCGGCAAAAGCGCCTTGGGCGTCGCGCCGGGCTACCGGGGTCTCTGTAGCGGCTATGACCTCCACAGTCATAGCTTCCGGGTCCCAAGTTGACGGGGCGATCTTGAGCGATCTGACCGCATGTTCGGCAGAGTGCCATTCGGGCTTGATCAGGTTGGCTTCGGTGTCGTCGAACAGCGGCGCGACAGGGCCGTAAGATTTGCCGGTGTAACGGGCGCGGGAGGCTTGCACGTTCATTGTGCGGACTCCTTGTCAGTGAAGGTCAGGCCAAGTTCGGTCTCCCTGACGCGATCTGCGGCAATTTCCTCGTCAAGATCGGCGATATTCCAGCCCAAGCTTGCGACGGCCTGGCGGCGCGAGATCAGACCGGCAGACAGCATTTCCTTGAGCGCTTTAACGTCCTTCGCAGGGTCTACCTGCATCGGGCGAGGCGCGAGCCATTCGACCTTGAGCGCGGGTTCCAGATCGGGTGTGTCCAGAAGCCCGGCAAGGTAATCACGGGTGATGACCCGCCGGAATACCGGGTCCAGAAATTGCGGCACAACGGTGTGATATGTGAACTGTTCGACCTTGGCGCGGAAAGGCAAAAGCCCAGCGCGCAGTGAGGAGTAGTTTGCCCCGGAAAGGTCCCCATCCAAAAGATGCTGTGGAACGCCCAGTCCCGCTGCGATCTGGCCCAAGGTCAGCTTGGCGAACGCGATCGAGTCCTTGGCCTCGGTCGGGCTGTTGAATTTTATGTCTGTCCCGGCGGGAAGGATTCGGACCACGCCGGGCTCAAGGCTAATATCGGCCAGGCCATCGGACTCCGGGAAGGCTCCGCCGCCGGAGATGTTGTTCTGATCGACCACGAAACCCGCGTGCATGGCAGAGACCTTCGCGCCGACTAGCAGCGCGTCCATCAGTTGATCGAACTCATTGGCGGTCAGGAGTATGGGGGCAAGCCATGACACGCCCCGAACTTGGCCCGGCCCCAATGGTTTGAAGATGTGCAGCATATCAGACGCGGGGATGCGGATAGCTTCACCCGCCGTTGGGAACAGTTCCGTTGGGCGGTGCGGCTGAACATGGTATGCAGCACGGCGGCCCATTGAGTCGAACTCGACTCCAGCGGCAATGTAACCACCGTTGCCTAGGTCACGTGTGATCGACTCGTCTACCATTTCCGCCGGGATAAGGCGTAGGCGGACGCCTTGGGAATCCTCCTCGATCATTGCGAAGGCTTCCCCGTCTACGGCTGTCAATTCTACGATCTGTGCCGTGAGCCCGCGCAGATCGGTCCGCCCTTCTGCATCAATATCCCGGGCGCGGTCCAGAAACTGGCTGTCGATCGCTCGGCGGAGATCGGATTCGGGGTGCGCGCTATTCGCTTCGATACCCGCGCCGACTGTTTCAGCCACCCACGCGCCGACGGCGTTCCGTAGATAGCCATTATTCTGGAAAGCGTGGCGAGCGCGAGCCCTGATAGGGGCAGCAGCGGCGATGGTCTCCGCGCCAACGGGACCGGCAGAACGAAAGCCAAAGCTACGGCGTCCCCCTGTGGCAGCGTCGAAGCTGCGAACTAGCTGTTCGACCCGGCGAAATTGGCGCGATGGGAATAGACGATCCAGAAAGCTCATGAATTAAGCTTTCTGTTTTGTCAAAAAGTCGAGAATGGGTTTCACTCTCAGCGTGACCGGCCAAAGCACCACTTGTCGGGTTCCACTATGAGTCGAGTTGGGATGATCTGTCACCCCGATCACATCCAAGCTGCCCATTTTTGCCTCGACCCAACCCGCAAATCCGATCTCAGCGAACTCGGGGTCTGCAATCACATCGACTCTCGCCCAAATTGGCTGACCGGTCTTGATTGCCTGAATATGGGTTTCAAACTCAGGACGACCTCTTGTGTTTTCGATTGCCCGAAGGTCCGTGAGAATCGCGCCGATCAACCCCCAGCTTGCGCCACTAAGGTTAGCGTAAATCGCCGTAACAGCGGCAGCCACGTCCGCCTCGTTGAAGGCCGTTGCACGGCCTTGGGAACTCGTCACATAGGTCTTTATCAAACCTTTATCCCGGAGCATCCGAGCGCGCTCATAGACTTTTTTGCACTCTTTCTTGTCCAATCGGTCCACCGCGCAAATGGCATCAGCTATGTCTTTCAGAGTCACCTGCATGTTCGTCTCCTGTTGTCTTTCAAAACAATCATTAGCAGCTTGCGAAAAACTCCGCAAGCTACTTGCGCAACAATTCGCAAGTTGATAATGATTCCTCCAGGGCTTTGCCATAGCCCTCTCCTCTGGCGGGGACTCCCTGGCGGCGCGTTTTATCCTTTCCGCGCGCCGCCAGGACCAACATTCAAAAAGGAGCGAACCGATGACACAACCAAGATTGCCTGGTGCCGGAGTCACCACATCGGGCGGACGCAAGGGCTCAGCCCGAAAATTTACCCGGAATCGCCGGGACCGGCGGCGCGGTTTTGAATCAGAGATTGCGAAGTATCTGCGGCAATTGCGCAAGGCCCATGGTGACAGCCATGTGACCGACGCGGAATCAGCGGCAATCGAGGCAGAGATTGACCGGCTCTGGCGAAAATGGATTCCGGACCATCCGCGCCCGAAACTGACCGTCACTCACTTTTAACGGTCAACCGGATTACACAATCCCAACTTTCACCCAATAGGTGACGGGTCAACCATAAGCTAATTTATGTCAATTTTATAACAGGAAACTCTCACTTCCAAAACATGCGTCCATCGCAGACACCGGCAGCAAAGGGAGGACATTCAGGCCTTCAAAAGGCACGTGAATATCTCAAGATAAACAGCACTTGATCTGTGAGCACAATTAGAAGAGCCTCACCACGAATAGTGGGCTCTTGGGATTTTGGGCGAGAATGGATGGATAGAGTAGCGTTCTTTTCAGAACAATGGCAGGAGTCGGCAAAGACAATAGCTGTGTCTTTTCTGATTTTCATGTCTTTGGGATCGGTTCACTACGTAACTTTTGTCTTTTCAATTCCAGTAGAGCTACGTGCCCTCCTAGATTTATCTTTCAAAGCCGACTTCTCAGCGAATTTTTTTCTCGTAGCGACATTTTCGATTGTTTGCGCAAGATATATTCCTCAGACCCTATTGGCGGTTGGCGCGTTCTTAGTATCTTCCATTATTAAGCTTATTTATTACCGGCGCGGATATAGAAGAGTTTCAAATATTTTTGGGGCTTTTGAGCGTGACCTGCTCCCCGTTGTATCCGCTAATTTGGGTTAGCTCTGTTCAGGTTTTGGTCTTCTTCTGACCGGTTAGCATATTCTGCTGGCGTCAGGCCAGCGAGGCTTGTGTGTGGGCGGTTATG